CAGTGAATGACGTTGTTGGCATATCTAGTTCCACCGGTGTTTACACCTTTCAGTGTGGCACAAATTGCGGTTATTATGCCATGCAATTTCGTCCCACTTCCGCAGTTTCCAATAGGGTTATTTCTTCTTATACCCTCAGTAGTTACACCGGAACTGGAACAGCAACTTTTGGAGATTCTTTTGCGCACATTGCTTCCCCCGGCATAGCAAACCATTTAACTTCTTTAAAGAAAGTTCGCATCGACGCTGCGTCTATATTGGTCAGTCCTGTGGCCAATAAATTTGTAGAAAATGGTGTTATCCACGCAACCTACGTAACCGACACTGTTGACTGGATTAACAACATACAGACGGTCGATGTGAATAATATGGCCGGGGGTGAAGACTTCTTGTGGTCTAGACGTCGCACTGAAAATGGGATGTACTCATTTTTGAAACCAGCTGGAATGGATGATTTGAAATGGAGAACGGAAACTGCGGTTGACAACACGGGGACGTTGTCTGACTGCTTTTATCCGTTGGACATCAATTGCGGTATAGTCTGTGGTATAGTAACCACGGAACCCACACAAAGTTCCAGCGTCAGTGCGATGGGTGCTATCTTGGAAATCACCGTTTTCCATAGTTTGGAGTGGATACCTACAAATGATCAGTGGTTTGAAACCCACTTGAGTACTTATGGGAACGTTGAACTCCTTGAAGCATTTGACCATCTCCGGGCCATCCCCACATTCTATGATAATCCTATTCATATGGACGCCATTAAAAGGGGATTGGCCAGGACTTATCGTTTTGTTCGTGGCAACAGGAACCACTTTGCTGCTCTCATTGGTGCAGTGTTTCCCACTTTGAAACCCGTTGCGGCTGCAGGGGCGGCCCTCCTGGGCGCTTTACCGGAATAGTCTTCTTTACGCCCATTAGGTCAACACACATGTCCATTGTTGTTGCAGGACCTGTAATTGGATTGGTGGATGGTACATCATCACCCCAAATGCAAAATTATACCGGACCAGCTTTGGTGTGTGCGCTTTCTACGCCATATCCTGGTGCTGAGCAGCACGTTGTCGTTGATACTGTTAACGGCAATACGGCAGTGGTTGGTTCGCTCCGTCCTCAAGATCCGCCTGTGAGAACTACTGATGATAGCAAACCAGTGCAAAACACTGTATCCACTGGCACCCCTGTTCAACAGTGTGTGCATGTTATGTTCCCACTACTCCAAAATCCGCACGTTGGTTCGGGCCATGGGGGATCAACTACTGGCTGGCCTTTAGTTAATACTACTGGTTATA